CACAAATAGAAGGTAAAAAATACTACCTAAACGATCTTCCAGATTACCAACAAGCATTGGATAAATTGAATGATATTATGAAAAACGGACCAATCACAAATGGTGAAGAACCAGGAGGAGAGGAATTCGGAGCAGGAGCAGCAACAGAACCAGCAGCCGGAGGCGGAGGTGGTGGAGAATTTCCAGGCGGAGAAGCAGGAGGAGGAGAAGCAGCACCTGAATTTGGAGCAGAAGAAACACCAGCAGCAGGTGAAGAAGAAGCAGGTAAAGAACCTGAAACACCGGAAGCACTTTAATAAAAATAAGTTATGAGCGTAGTAGACAAGGTATTAAATGAATGGGCATTTCGTTGTAAAAAAGGATACCCAGATATGAATAATCCTGACGATATGAAAATATTGAAAGAGATTTATTCTGAATACGGAGTAGTGTTAGAGGAAGAAAAGTCAAAACAAGAGTCAGAGTATAGTGCTGATGATCTTATTAAACTATTACAGGATAAGAAATCAGAGTTAGATAGTGTTTTTATTCAAAAAATGTACCATACAATTATAGCTAAGGGTAAAAAATTAGGTACCCTTATTATGAGTATGTTAAAGAATAAAGACCTACAATCCTCAGCAAATGAAATCTTTAGCATTATAAACCAATATCCAGGATTAGAACAGGAACTTTCAAACTTCTTACAACACCCAGAAAGACAGCTTACAATTTCTCAATTACAATCAGGAACCAGCCTAGTAGATGTAGTACAGAAAGCAACTAACCTACCAGTAGAGTTTATTTCAATAATGCTAAAAGCTGGAAGAGCATCTGAAGGCGGAAAAGGAGTAGGAGAAGGAGAAGCTTTGTTAGCACTAGTTGGAAAAGATGGTAAGAAGCTTAAAGTAGGAGATGTTGAAATAGAAGGTAAAGAGATAGAGGTAAAAGCACAAGGTGGACGTCTTATAGGAAGAACAGAAAGCCTATCAGACCTCTACAATAAACTGGGACAGTTAGGGGTTGCTCCTAGGAAAGTAGGTAAAGGTCCTGAAGCGCTTCATACATATATACCGAACATTATTGCAGCAGATAGTAAGTTAGAACCGCAAGTAAGAGATCTCCTTAAAGGAGAATTTAACACAGTATCAGGAACAGATCTAAATTCCTCAGAGGATATAAAAACATCATTATTAGAATGGTATGTAGATTATTTTTTAGCAAACGAAGCTAAATCTGCAGATTACATATTTGTACTTATAGGAGGAGAATACAAATTATATACAAAACAAGAGTTCAAAGAAGCAGTTCTTAGTAGAGATTTAACAGTACAGAATTTTAGTGCATCTAACAAGTCTCCCCAATTAACATCTTTTGCATAAAAACAAACTATTTATAAACAAAAATAAACACAATGGCAGATAATTTTAACTTAAGAACATTCTTATCAGAGAATAAACTTACAAAAAATGCACAACTTCTTTCAGAAGGAAGTGACTACGGATATGACGCATTAATGGATGCAGTAGATGATTTCTTCCCACTAGGTACTCCTGAAAATGACGAATTAACCGCAGCGGTGGAGAAAGCATTTCACAATGGAGAAATAGATGTAACAGAATTCGGAGACGATTTAGGTGCAGCTACAAGAGCAGTTGAAGATATTGCAGATAGTATAGGACTTGGTGATGAACACGTTAATGATATTGAAATAGCTCAGCACAATACCGAAAGACAGTACGAAGGTAAGAAAGAAGCTTGGGAAGAAGGAGTAGAAGAAGCTATACAAGAAAGTAGATTAACTGCTAACGAAAAACGTTTAGTAGAAATGGTTCAAAGAGCTTTAGGAGAAGAACACCAGAACGCAGATCCAAATGTACCCAACGATTCTACAGACATGGCAATAGGCATGATGAAAAACGGACTACCAGAAGGAGAAGAAATGGAGCAAAAACAACCTCTTCCAAAATACAATTCAATTGAAGAATTGATGAAAGAGATCGAACACGGAACTAACGAAGCAGCTCATAAATACAAAATGGATGAGATGAAAAGAGTTTACGAGGCTTTAGAATCTAAAGTAAGTTCTTTAGAAGAAGGAGAAAATGCAGAGCATATCGATCAGAAGAAAGTAAAACAAATGCGTAAAGATATTGCAGCATTAAGAAAAGCAGAAGAGAAACTGAGAAAAGAATACGATAAAAAATTTACAGGTAAAGAAAAGAAAGAATCTCCTAAAAAAGAAAAAGAAGTAGTAGCTTTGCAAGAAGGAAATTTTGACTTAAGAAAATTCTTAGCAGAAAACAAATTAACTACTGGTTCGAGAATAATAAAAGAAGGAGTAGAGGTAGGAGAAGTAATATTAGGAGATACTCACTTTACGGTAGGTGAAGATGATCCAATAGACGATGGAGTAATTATATCAATAACTAAACATAAACAAGGATACTTTATAACAGCAGAAGTATTAGACCGTCACGGAGATGTAAAAGAAGGGTACGGGTATGGAGTAGATTTTAAAGGAAATAAAATCGAAGATATTTACGATGCAGAAGACCTTGACTAAATAACTAATAAATAAACAAACCTAGCTCAAAAAGGTGGGTTTAGAAAATAAACACAATGGAAAATTTTGATTTAAGAAAGTTCTTAGTAGAAAATAAATTAACTACTGGTTCGAGAATGATAAAAGAAAATAAATTTGAAGATGACGACGAAATGTATCAATCTCCAGACGTACAACTTTCAGACGATGCAAGAATGGAAATTGAAGGAGCTATTGAAAATTGGAAACCTGCAGATGTAGCTCAAACATCAGATCATATGGGAGAAACAATAACTCAAGCATTAGAGGATATTGATGGATACGAAGTACCAGAGGGAATGTTTAATAATAGAATGCATGATCAACTGCTAAGACTAAGCACACGATTCCACTCAGGAGAAATTGAGATAGACCATGCAGTAGAAGAAGCAGTAACTATCGCAATGGACCCTAAGAACTATAGTTAACAAGCATTTGAATTGAAATAGATAAGCCCACCCCAAAAAGGTGGGTTTTTCTATACCTACATATTTATAATATATACTTATATAATATGTCACAACAAGATATCAAACAAATAGTTGCACAGGAATACGTAAAATGTGCAAAAGACCCGGCTTACTTCATGAAGAAGTATTGCTATATACAGCATCCAACTAGAGGTAGAATTTTATTTAATCTTTATCCATTCCAAGAAGGAGTATTACATTTATTCAGAGATGAAAAAATGTTAATAACTCTAAAGTCAAGACAGTTAGGAATTTCAACTCTAGCCTCAGCATATGCTTTATGGCTAATGATCTTCCACAAAGATAAAAACGTCCTAGCATTAGCAATCACACAAGCAACAGCTAGAAACCTTGTAACTAAAACGATTTTCATGTATGAGAATCTACCAAAATGGTTACAATTACCTTTTACAGAGAAGAATAAATTATCATTAAGACTTAAAAACGGTTCTAAAATAACAGCTAAATCCTCTAATGCAGATGCAGCACGATCGGAAGCGGTATCACTACTCTTAATAGATGAAGCTGCGTTTATCGATAATATTGAAGAAACATTTACTGCAGCACAACAAACCTTAGCAACAGGTGGACAGTGTATGGCTCTTTCTACTCCAAATGGTGTAGGAAATTGGTTCCATAAAACATGGGAAAAAGCAGAATCAGGAGAGAATGGATTTGTACCTATTAAGCTAAAATGGGATGTGCATCCGGAAAGAAAGCAAGACTGGAGAGATGAGCAAACAAGACAATTAGGAGAGAAACATGCTGCCCAAGAGTGTGACTGTGATTTCATGTCATCTGGAGACTCGGTAATTGAAGTTGAAAATATGGCTTTCTACGAAGAGACATACGTAAAAGAGCCAATGGAGAGAAGAGGGGTGGATGGAAATCTTTGGATATGGGAATCACCAGACTATCAGAAGTCTTACATGGTTGTTGCCGATGTCGCTAGAGGAGATTCTACTGATAACTCTGCATTTCATGTTTTCGATATAGAAACTTGTACACAAGTAGCTGAGTATAAAGGTAAGATATCTCCTAAAGAATACGGAAACGTATTAGTAGGAATAGCAACAGAATACTGTGATGCATTACTTGTAGTGGAGAATGCTAATATTGGGTGGTCAACCATTGAACAAATACTATCAAGAGAGTACAAAAACCTATACTACTCATCTAGATCAGATACTGAAACAGTAGAATCTTATATGGCTAAGTACGAAAGAGATAAATTAGTACCTGGATTTACAATGTCACTTAAGACAAGACCACTTGTAATAGCTAAAATGACTGAATACGTAAGAGAGAGATCAGTAATACTTCAATCTAAGAGGTTATTAGGAGAGATGCGTGTATTCATATGGAGAAATGGAAAAGCACAGGCACAGTCAGGATACAATGACGATTTAGTTATGTCTTTTGCTACAGCTTTATATGTGAGAGATACAGCTATCCGTATGAGACAACAGGGAATGGACCTTTCTAGAGCTACAATGTCTTCTTTTGTAAATC